CTGGCCAAAGCCATAACGACACTTATCACCGGCAGGGCTTTACCCAACAATATATTACAATAAAGGAGCTTCAGCAACTCTGCTTATTATTAATATACCATATTTAATCTAAAAAGTAAATAAAAAATTAATAAATCTGTTTCTGTACAAATGCCTCAGTATTGCCTATACCTCCACTACGACAATTTATCGTATACACTATCTTACCAGTAAAGGACGGTTCATCATGGAGCTTGTCAGCAATTACCTCGGCCAGGTTGATTAACACAAGAGAAAGTGTCTTATTTGTTAACACCTTTTCCAGACCGGGAGTCTTATCTATTGACTTGGACTTTTCCATTTTTACTCCTTATTTTAATCAATCACCCGGTCAATAAATACTTCTCCATTTGGTGGAAACATTAATTCCCACTTTGTCTCTATATCTTCAGGCTCAACTCCAGCTTTTCCAAGAACTATAAAAAATTCATCCCGCTTCATTTTTTTAGGGTCATTACCAACATACTCTATGTATTCATCCAAGGTCATGTCAACAACTTCTTTTTCCACGTCTCCTCCTTTACTTTATTAGTAAACCTTTTTCTTTTAAAAAATTATTCACAGCCGTTTTTACACTTGCAAGGTCATCAGTAGTCTTCCAACCTTGATATACGTTCTGATGTAAAATTCGAGAGGCACCAGCCTGGGCCTTTTCCTCAATCTCTCTTAAAGTAACTTGATTAAATGACCGGGCAAACAGCTCCTCCTCCCTAAGTAAATATTTAAGGTGGTCCGTATCTCCGCCCTTTATACTAAAATTTAATTTTTTATGTTCCAGTGACCTGGTCAATCGTACATGTTTATTACTTTCTTTGATTGCTTTATTCAAGCCTGTATCTTTATATGCTTTAAGGCTGGTAAAATATGTACCTCTTATGGTTGAAAGTGAATCATCAAGATAGTGCCCATACTCGTGAAGTAAAGAAGAAAAAGCATCCCGCAATGATGACTGGTCGAGAATTCTTATTCGTTTAAGACTTCTGGTATAGTCAGCATACACATCCCTCCCCAATGTTTTACTATCTGCAAGCAATAAATTTATTCTTTCAAACTTTACTGGTATAGTATAGTTAATTGTTTTAAATTCTGCAACTAATTTTTTTGCCAAAATATGCAATGCTTTTCTATTCCATTTATCCTTCTCTACTATCCTGAAAAACTGGTCTATTTTCTCCTTGTATAATTTTTTAAGGGGAGGAGCTACGGAAGGAGCTACGGGAGGAAGAGGAGCTATGGGAGGAGCTATTGGCGGAAGAAGAGCTACAGGAGGAGCTATTGGCGGTGGTAAAGGAGCTGGCTCTTCACCTTCCTCTCCTATAAGTGAATTTATAATGTCAACAAGATAAGGCTCGGCCCAGCAACGGCACTGATAGTCTTGCCCAGGATGTAAAGCAACGCCGCCAATGCCTCCCCGGTCTTGCCAAGTTTTTCCACTATCAGTTGAATACACCCCTGAGTCATCCCAACGACACATCATTCCTTCCATAACCTTGTGACTTTGGCGCACTCGTTCATCTATGGAAGTATGCCAAATATAATACTCTACTCCTATTTCACCCTGCCTTAATTCTGAAAGTTGCCCATTTAATTTATTGACCTGGTCACGGGCAATCAGGGTGGCACGAGTCTCTACTTTGTTAAATACTCCCCTCTCTAATTTAGTGCCCAAAATTTCATCCCGAATAGTCTCAACTCTTTTACCCTGGGCAATACCCGATTCAATCGTGCTCTGAATATCAGCCTTAAGGTCACCCTGCAGCTTCGTTACTAAGTTAGTATTAAGGGAAACAAAATTTATAAGATGACCAGCCAGCCACGGTTCACTTGTAAACAGAGGCACTCCCATAATAGATTTCATAGCTTCTTGCCACTGGCCCATATTCTCCTTATTTACTCCCTCGGCTGTCCTTCTTGCTACTGACTCGATTTTTGGAGTATTTTCCAAGCCTCCCTTGAGAGTAACTTCAAAGGATGCCATTAGAGCTGCCAAGTCATCAGTCCAGGAGTCTAATATAATCTCAGAATCAGACCTCGGCCTGGCAGCTTGGGCGGAGGCTATAAGTGAACGTAGCTTTGGTTCAACCTCCCTTAAAAATAGCACCTTCCAACTTCTTACTATGGATAAAAGAGCGGCCTCATAACTCCGTTCATTTTTTCGTATGGGCTTTAACCTGGCAAATCTTTTTCTCTTGAGTATAGAAAGACTTGCCTTGTCCTTAAAGCCATAGGAAGTTAAAAACTGGGTAAATTTATTGGTTATTTTCACCTGTCTTTTCCTCCTCTTCCATATTACTATTCTCGGCGACATCTTCATAGGCTGTCATTAAATTCTCTGGCAATTTTATTTCTGAAGAATACTCATTTCCACCAAATCTATTTAAAAGAATAACCTCACCCGGCAGGCCAAGGTCATAGTAAATTTTATCGGTGTCCGCCGTAACTTTACGGGTTTTGGCAACCTCTTCCTCAGTGGGCTGCCACAGTGGTTTAAATCTCACTGACCACTCCTCCAGTTCCACTCCATTAAAATAACCGTCCCGGGATAGCATTATGTACTTGGATAATTTTTCAAATGGTCGCTGTAGCTTTCTTTCTTGTAAAGATGATATTTCATCATAATACAGTCTAATATTGCCAGCTGCCTCCGAGCCCAGTCCTTTAGATTGTTCACCAAATAACTTTACTCGTGGAATACCACATACGGCTACACAGGCATCAATTAATTGATTAATCAAATCTGACATTCCAGCCACGCCTGTTGCCGACACTCGTTCAAACTTTTCATTCTTATTAAGTAAATAGGTATTGAGCATATGTTTACTTAAATCCAAGAGGTGTAGTCTTTCCTGAACCTTTTTAGTTCCTTCTTTAGAGCTTATAAGAGCCTGCAAATTTTCAATAGTTAAAGTACCTACAATAAATTCAGTTATAATAGCCTCTGCCCCGGCAAAACTATCACCCAAACCTCTTAAGCGGGAGTATACACTTTGAATAGTAGAGTCACCCCAACCTTGATTTTCAATCCGGGTGAGATTTGGTACTATTTCACCATTAAATTTCATCAGTCGAGAGTCGTGCACTCTAAAGATTTTGCCAGTGCTTATATTATTTATATTGTAATATTCTACATCTCCATAATTTGGTTTACTCTCATCAGTATAGAGGTCAGATGAGGTCCAGGTGCAGTCATTTCTATCATAAACCTGTAGGCCCAGAACATCCCTTATATTTGCCTCGTTCACGGGCATATCTAATTTTTGACCGTCATCCAAAAATATTACAATCATGGCGCCGCCATAGAGCCTGTCCCAATATAGAGCCTCAGTGGTAATTGATTTTGCACTCATTTCATCCAGTTTCATATTTACAAATCCATCAGTGTCTCCCACTATATCAAACCACCGGCGAACCATATCATCGGCCGGTATTTTTATGATTCTGGCGCCCAATCCTTCTCCCCTGTAAATTTCAGTTAAGGTGCTCCGGTCAAAGCGAGGAGCCTGCCCAAAGGTCGTGTTTTCTCTCTTATCCTTTCCAGCTACACCCATTCCTGTTAATAAATTATACCAGCCATCTTGTACAAAATTTACCAGTTTATTCATTTCCATACTCCTTCTTTAAGTTTTTATATATTTACATAGTGGTCATTGCATAAATATCCGAAGAGTCACCGCCAAATTCAGAATGTACTCCGTACCTTCCCGCATCTTGTAAATGGTCTCCTTCCTTTTTAGGCTGGTCAATTCCCCTTAACTGGGCCTTATTATCCCACGAATAGCCATACATTTCTTTTATATAATTTGGGCAATTCATTGAAATAGCATACTCACCGGATTTAAGCATAGTGGCCTTTGTCCTTAAACCATCCATCACGGCATTGTCGGCCTCCGTAACTCCCAAAAATCCATCCCTCTCCAGCTGTATTTGAAAAGACTCGGCTGATGGGTCAAGATATACTTTCATTACCTTCTGTTGCCAGTTTCTTCCCAGGTGCTCGGCACAAAAATCTTTCAGGTCAGCTGAATATTCACCATCAGTCTTTTGATGCTGCTCCTTTTTAGAGTCAAAATAATACTCCTGCTCTGCCCATATTTTAGGCTTGGTGTTATGATTTACTCCCATAAGTAAAGCAGCAAATGGATTTGCAGTTCCATAGTCAACTGCCAGAATATAATATATAGCTTTTGGACATTTGAGAAGAGTATGCAAGTCTTCATTAAAGAAGTCATAAATTGCTCCTTCTGCCACGCACCATAGGCCCAGTATATACCGCCTATGCCATAGGCCAGTATAGCTCTTTTTTATCTCTTGTATATATTTTTTAGGAAGAAAGATATTGTCATCGATTACGAAGTGAAAAGAGGAGAGGTCAAGTATATTCTCCCGGTTTAAATAATCTACCTTTAAATAATGATTCGGTGAACCTGGATTGGTAGAGCCAAAGAGCTGGGAGCACTCCAATGAAAGGCGTGAATCTAACATCTTGAAGAATGTCTCGGGCCACAGGGTGAGCTCATCACATAGAGCCTTACGGATAGTAGAGCCTTGTATTTTTCCCACCGCCCGCTCGTCGTTGGCACCAATAGTATGAATTACATTATTCCATATATGAAGCTCCTGTTTACCAGAATAATATTTTGCCTCTCCTCCCAGTAGATTACATATGGGATTTATAACATTGCGTTTAAGTGAGCCCAAAGTCTTTCCTATAACCACATCGATGGCATCTGGTGGCAGGTTTTTCTCCTCCTTACCTATTGCCTTAAGAAAAGCGAAGTCAACATTGACAGTCTTGCCAGAGCGAACTGAACCATGCCAAATATTAATTCTTTTATTGGCCTTCTTTAAGGCCCATCGTTGCTTTGGATATAGGTTCATAACTATTTATACCTTACTATGCTTTTCGTTAAATTCTTCCTGCTCTTTTTCAAAGGTTTGTTCTTCCTCCTCGGTGACTTCATTCTCAAGACTTTCCAAATAGGCCAAAATTTTACCCTTCCCGCTTTGTGTAGCTTTATCACCGTCCAATGACCAGTTGTCTTTATCCCGGTTATAGAGGTAGAATTTTTGGGCATTTACGTCACCCGGGAGATGCTTCTTTTTAGTAGTCTTTGTTTTGGTAGAGTATTGCCCACCTTCCCCAGTTCCCTCTGTTGTAGAGACTTCCTCCCACTCTATATCATACCCTATACCTCTTTTATATAGAGCCTGAACTATTTTAGCATTGCACGTTTCCGTAGCAATATCTACCATATTCTTAAAATGTAAGTCTTTAAACCAATAGTCAGTGACGGTTATGAGAGGAACATTCATAATTATTGCTACCTTATTGTAGGGCAGGCCAGTGGATATTAACTCTATAAATTCGTTCCTTCTTCCTTCTGTAAGCTCTATTAAGACAGGCTCACCTTTTTCAGTAAGATTTTGGCGTGTTTCAAATTTAATTTGATGTCGGCAATAGGTAAGGAAAAAAGGAGTGAGGTTATTAAAGCGGGAGGAAGAAATATTTAAGTTTTTCATTATTTGGGCTGGCGTAGCTCCTCTCAACCACAAATGATAATATTTTTTTAATATTTCAACTGGTACTGTTGACTGCATATTTTTTTCCTTTATAAATTAGAACACCCCTGGGTTTATATCCTTAATATACTATAAAAACATCTATGTTTAAAGAATTTTGTTTACAATAAGGACAATAAGGCACAATTATGAACAATCCCTTCCACCTTAAAGCAGGGTGAAGCAATATCCCTTAATTGTTAGCAATTGTCTACAATATCTTACAATTGTA